CAGATGTTTCTGTTATGTACCCCTTAACAATGGAACATAAATACGGTTGGTTTTCTCAAGATGGTCATTCTTTTGCTGTAAATAATGCCCAAGTAGGTAGAGAGGATAGTGGTGGAGGTTGGGAAATTGATGGGATGGCAACAGATGGAGGGTCTGCAATGAGTACCCAAGTTAGTTCTGGACGAGATAATATTTATGTTAGTGATGGGGCAAATGCAAATCTAAAAGGTGGGAATTATTTTTCTGGAGATGCATGTGTTATTTATCCTGATAGTGGACAGAGAGCTGATGGAGAAGGTACTTTATTTGGAGCAGAGTCACAAGCAGATGGTAATGGAGGATGCGGAACTTTCTTCACAGCTTACCCAGCTCATGCTAGAGCCACAGTTTCAGGAGGATCAGCAGCTTGGGTTGCTTTTGTTTCATCTGGTTATTCAGGATCCACACCATCCTATCCCTCTTATGCAGATGTAGTAATGAGATTTGATAGTGATGGAGTTTTTATTTCTGCTGAAGATTTTTATACTGGAACAACTGGTCCCCCTCCTATAAGTAAGGCATATTTTGGAAACGGTGCAGGATCAGGAACATATGCTAATGCTGGTGATTGGTTTTATTCATCATGTCCTGTTCAAGGTTTTTCAGATACAGATGCCACTGATAAAGATGAAACTAATATGATTATGTCTAATCATATTGACTTACCTGAAAGAAATGAGTTTACTTTATGGGGTTCTGAAGGGTATGGAGGATATGAAATGTGTGAAGAAGCTTGTATACCAAATGCTGAATTTTCAGTACACTCACCTTCTTCAGGAATGACTTCGGGTATTGTATTATTTAGTGATGCTCATGGGGGAAATGATTATGATTTTCCCTTTAATGGACAACAAATGTACTTCGGTTGGACTGATGGAGAGATGTGGTATTGTGTTCTAGTTGATTATAATGGAGTAGTTTTATCTGTGGACCCGTGTGAGGGGTAATTTATTAATTAAACATTTTTTTTCTATATTTATAACAAAATATAACTATGGCTAAAATCCCAATATATCCGGGTTCATCATCTTTTTTCCCAGGAGATACTCCTTTTGGATTTTATGATAATCAACTTGATTTTCAAACCGATGCTGATAGAGTAGTGACATATTGTGCAAGAAGATTAGGTTACCCTATAATGGATGTTGAATTACAAGATTTAAATTTTTATACCGCATTTGAGGAAGCAATTACCACTTATGGTAATGAATTATATGCTTATAAAGTAAGAGAAAATTATTTATCAATCGAAGGATCTCCAACTGCTTCCAATTTAAACCATGAATTAATTACTCCCAATATGGGAGCAACAGTAAGATATTCAGAACAATATGGGGAAGAAGCAGGAACCGGAGGAACTACAACATGGTACACAGGTTCTATTTCATGTTCAGCTGGGGTTCAAGATTATGATTTAAAAGTATGGGCATCGGCTTCCTTAGAATTAGGAGATAGTGATTCAATAGAAGTAAAAAGAATATTTTATGGTAATGATCCTGCAATTGTAAAATTCTTTGACCCATATGCAGGTACAGGTACAGGTATGATGAATATGATGGATACTTTTGGTTGGGGTAATTACTCACCTGCTATTAATTTTATGTTAATGCCTATTAGTTTTGATATAGCAAAAATACAAGCGATTGAATTAAATGATATGGTTAGAAAATCTCAATTTTCATTTGAATTAATTAATAATATGTTAAGAATATTTCCTATTCCACAAAAGAGTGGAAAATTATGGATACAATATATAAAATTATCAGAGAGAAATAACCCTATATCGACTTTACCTTCAGGATCTTACAATGTAACAAATGTTTCAAATGTTAATTATGCAAACCCAAATTATAATGAAATTAATTCTATAGGTAGAAGTTGGGTATTTGATTATACTTTAGTTTTATGTAAAGAAATATTAGGGTATATTAGAGGTAAATATACAACAGTTCCAATTCCTGGGGCAGAAGCAACATTAAACCAATCAGATTTACTTGCTTCAGCAACATCAGAAAAAGAAGCTTTAATTATAAGATTAAGAGAATATTTTGATGAAACATCAAGAGATAAATTATTAGAAAGAAAAGCATCAGAAGCTGAATCGTTACAAAAAATTGAAGCTGCAGTTCCTTACCCAATTTATATAGGATAATATGGCATTATTTGGAGGAGAAAGAGATATAAGCATGTTTAGGGGCATTAGTAGAGAATTAATGTGGGATATTATAGTACAGGAATGTGCCATTTATAAATTTAGATTAGAAGAAACCAATGTTAATATTTATGGAGAAGCAGCAGAAGAAAAGTATTATGAAGCCCCAGTTTTATTTAATGTATTGATTGAAAGACAAGACCAAAGCTTCCCAGATTCTGATTTAGGTATAAATTTTGAGGGCAGTCGTACATTTAGGTTTTTAAGAGATGACTTAGTTGATGCTGTAGTTGTTCCTGAAGTTGGAGATATAATTTGGTATGAAAATAGTTATTATGAGATAGATGATGTAATTAGTAATCAATTATTTGTAGGAAAAGATCCTCAATATCCCAACCTAGATGATAGTGGTAATAATCCTTTTGGAAATACAGATTTAGCTAGTTTTGGGTATGATGTATCAATAATAGCTAGAGCACATTATGTACCAACAGATAGAGTAGGAATCACAGAAGAAAGATTAATATCAAGTATAAAGCATGTCCAGTAGAGGAAGAAAAGTAACACCAAAATCTCAAAAAGAGATAAGTAAAGGATTACACCAACCTTATTCTAATAAAGCAGGTAATCCTAACGATACTGCTTATCAAACAACAAATAGAAGTAATCAAATTTCTTTTAAAGGGGACTCAGTAAAACCCTTTACTGTGGGTTTATATGATATAGATGAAACTATACTTTATTATTTTAATAATGTAATTAAACCAACAGTAGTCCAAAATGGTAAAAGAATAGAAGTTCCTGTAATTTATGCTAATTCTGAAAGATGGAACCAAATACAAAAAGATGGTTATTTTAGAGATAGAAAAGGTAGGATAATGATGCCTTTAATTACCTTTAAAAGAACTAATATAGAAAAAAATAGAAACATAACTAATAAATTAGATGCTAATTTTCCTCATAATTATAGAGTATATGAAAAATCTTATAGCTCAAAAAATACATATGATAAGTTTAATATATTAAATAATAGAAGACCAACAAAAGATATGTATGCCGTTGTTGTTCCTGATTATGTAACATTAAATTATGATTGTATAGTCTCAACTTATTATGTAGAACAAATGAATGGTATAGTAGAAGCTATTAATTATGCTTCAGATTCATATTGGGGTAATCCTGAAAGATATCAATTTAGAGCTAGAATAGACTCAGTTGCTACTAATGTTGAATTACCTAAAGATCAAGAAAGAGCAGTAAAAAGTACTTTTAGTATAAAAATGTATGGATATATAGTACCTAATATTCTTCAAAAGGATTTATCTTCAATTAAAAAATATCATAGTAAAGTACAATTATCCTTTAATCCTGAAGTAGTAGGAAATATAGATGATATAAATTCTCCTGAACTAAATAGAACAAATATTCCTCATGGAGATTATACAGAATTTGTTGATCCCCCATCAACCAAAAAACCCCCTAATAGAATTAATACAAATAGAGTACCACCAAATCCACCCCCAGATTAATCAATATATTTTTAATTTTTAAATAAATTAATAATATGTATAAATGATAATAGATTAATAATTATTAACTAAAAATAAAAGTAATGGCAAAAGAAAAAGTTTTAACTGAAAAGGAAATCAACACAATAAAAAAAGTAAAAGAAGATTTCCAAATTTTAATAGGACAAGTAGGAGAAGTAGAGATTGGGATTATAAATCTCAATAAAAGAAAATTGGAATTAGAAGTAGAATTAAACAAAATTCAACAAGAAGAAATTAAAATAGCTAAAGAATTAGAAGAAAAATATGGTAAAGGAAATATTTCTTTAGAAACAGGAGAATTTACTCCAATAAAATAATTTTTAAGGAAAAA